AGAATAACGGGCATAGGAAGGTGTACTCCACCGCTTGGTTGTCCAGCGTACTTACTAGTCAGGGATACCCTATATCTTCAGCCACTATTCAGAGACATCTGCGTAACATCTGTGGGTGTCGTTTGGAGGATGACAATGAGTAGCAGTGCTAAGTTATCTCAGAAGTTGGAACAGGGACCTCCCCGTCAGGCTCTAGGCAAGTTGGCAGCGCTACTAGATAGGCACGATATTGATATTGATTCCATCGGGGACGTTAAGAAGGTGTCCCTTTATCAGTCCCTAACGAAAGATGCTGACGGTGAGGCGCAGATACATGATCTGGTTGGTATTCAGATTTCTCCGTCGTGGGAAACAGGACCGGAGTGGCCGGTCATCCTACCCGGCCCAGCAATCAAACTTCCCAAGGTCACTACCACCAAATCGAAGGCATCGCTAAAGAACTGTGTAGTCCTTCCCGATATGCAAATTGGTTACTTTAGGAACAAGGAAGGGGAACTCACTCCTACCCACGATGAGGTAGCCATATCTTTGGCACTCAGCATCCTCAAGGATGTTAAGCCCGACATGGTGATACTCGTAGGGGACAACTTGGATCTGCCAGAGTTAGGAAAGTACCGCCTATCTCCTGCATTCCAGCAAACAACTCAGGCCTCTATTGACAGGGCCACGGAGGTTTGCGCTCAGGTAAGGGCCGCTGCTCCCCATGCTGAGATCACATGGTTGGCGGGTAACCACGAGGAGCGGCTGACCAACTTCATGTTGGACAACGCTGCCGCAGCCTTCGGTATACGGATTGGCTCGCGTCCTGACAGTTGGCCGGTGCTGAGTGTTCCAAGTCTGTGCAGACTGGATGACTTTGACATTACATACCTTGCGGGCTATCCAGCCTCCTGTGTGTGGATCAACGAGCACATCAAGGTGATCCACGGTGATCTGGTCAGGTCTGGTGGTAGCACTGCCCACGCTTACCTGAAGAGGGAGAAGGTGTCCGTCCTGTATGGTCATATCCACCGCAGAGAGTGGGCGGAACAGACCCGTGAGGACTATGATGGTCCACGCACAGTGGTTGCCGCATCACCGGGATGTCTCGCTCGTATTGATGGTGCAGTGCCATCTACAAAGGGTGGCACCGATCTGGATGGCAGACCCCTGAAGCGCTATGAAGACTGGCAGCAGGGCCTATGTGTTGTTCAGTATGAACCGGGAGACGGGAAGTTCAACTTGGAGATGGTCACCATACGAAATGGCTGGTCCATGTACCGAGGGAAGACGTATTCACAATAAATGGGTCACCTATCGGGTATACTATGCTAGGCTGTACCACAGCCTCACGGATATTCTCAAAGACCTCAATCAAAGGAATTATCTATGTTTAACAGGGACCTCCTAGAACGAGTTGCGTCAACCTTTGCCCAAGCCGCCATCGGAGCAGTTGGTACCAACAGCGTTCTTGATCTTGGCGTGGACAACTGGAAGATGGTTCTCAGTGCTGGAGCCGCTGCCGCTTTGTCGGTTCTCAAGGGCGCATTTGCCGCCAAAGTTGGCACCAAGGGAACCGCTTCACTAGTTGACTGAAACCAGTAAGAAACTGGTGTATAGTAGTTACTACTAACCTACGTTTTTAGGGTGATGATTTATGGCTGTTGATTTCTGGTCTCCGTCCTATAGGGCGTCTGCTAGCGATCTCACCGTTGCAATCTCACCCCTCGGTCTAGTTGAACTGGCCGATGAGGAGTTTGAGGTCCACGGCCCACGCCTGAATCGTTATTCAGCAGCGTGGGCGTGGTACCTCGGGCACCACTGGGCATACCGCCGAGAGTTCGGTGAGTCCCAGTTCTATATGAACTATGTCCGCACGATGTCGGACTATATCACTAACTTCACGTTTGGTAAGGGTGTGCAGTTTCGCACCCCTGAACAGAATAACGCTATCATTCCACATCTCCTAAACAAGGTTTGGGGACAGCACAACAACAAGGAACACGTGCTATGGGAGATGGGCCAGTTGGCCTCCGTGACAGGGGATTGCTTTGTCAAGGTGGCCTATGAGGAACCCTACGTGGACCCCATAGGTATTCCTATCCCGGGTAAGATTCGCATTCTCCCCTTGAACCCGGCACACTGTTTCCCTGAGTACCACCCCCACGATAGAACTAGGCTTCTTAGGTTTAAGTTGAAGTACCGATTCTGGGGCACGGCATCAGAGGGCACTCGTCAGGTGTACACATTCACTGAAATCATCACGGATGATACTGTGGAGCAGTACATCAACGATGAGTTGGTGGACACCTACCCCAACGCTATAGGCCACATACCCATCGTTCACATCCCTAACACCACAATTTCCTCGTCTCCTTGGGGACAGAGTGATATCTGGGACATCATTCCGCTCAACCGAGAGTTGAACGAGAAGATGGCTGAGGTGTCAGACATCATCAACTACCACGCCGCCCCGGTGACCATCATCACCGGAGCCAAGGCGAGTCAGTTGGAAAGAGGTCCTAAGAAGGTTTGGGCTGGGTTGCCCAAGGATAGTAACGTCTTCAACCTTGAATCCCGGGGGGAGATGTCAGGTGCTCTTGAGTACATTTCTGTGATTAAGCGCACGATGCACGAACTAACTGGTGTTCCTGAAACTGCACTTGGCCAGACCCAACCCATTTCCAATACCAGCGGTGTTGCCTTGGCTATCCAGTATCAGCCAATGATGAATCGTTATAGTATGAAGAAGTCCCACTTCACTAGGGGTCTTGAGAGAGTAAACGAGATCGTTATACGAACGGCAGCCATATTCCAGCCTCATTTGCTGTTATATGATCCTTCTGTCTCAGGTCAGCCGGAGAAGGATAACGCTATTGAACTGGACCCCACTGACCCTCTCACTTACCAGACCACCTGCCACTGGCCAGATCCGCTGCCAGTAGACGTGCTTATCACGCTCAATGAGGTTCAGGCCAAGTTGGCTCTTGGTCTTGAGTCCAAGCGTGGCGCTCTCAAACTACTCGGGGAAGAGTTCCCGAATGAGAAGATGTCTGAAGTCTTTGAGGAACAGATGGATGATGCTCTGGATCAGGGATCGCTGGAAATGTTCAACGCACAGGTCCAGCAGGCCATCTTCGCAGCCACCGGAATGCTCCCACCTGAGGGGGCCACTCCTGCTGGTAACGATTCTTCTGAGTCAGGCTCAGAGGGAGGGGGAATCCTTCCGGGGGTCCCCGCCCCGGGCGTAGACGCAGGGATGTTGGACAATTTGATTCAAAGGGCATACGGTGCGCGGTTCGCCCAGCGCCGTGTTCCCGAAGAATAACTAATAAGGTTAACTAACCAAGACCACATAAGCCAAACTAGGTAAGGAAACAGCCATGGCAGACAGTGATTCTGGCGGTAAGACGCCTGATGCAGTAGTGCTTCCTCCAACTGTGGAGAAAGCATCTGACAAAACCGATATGACCGAAGCAGCATTTAACATTGGTTCTGATGATTCTTCTAACAGTCGATCCTTCTCTGAAGACGACGTAGAGCGCATTCGTACTCAGGAGAAGGACAAGATGTACAAGCGTCTTGAGGACTCCGATGGACGAGTCAAGGCTCTGGAGGAACAGTTGTCCACTCTTTCTACGGAGAGTGAAGAGACCAAGACCGAGGCCGCACGGCTGGCTAAGGCCGAGTCTGACGCTATCAGGAAGCGCGAAGATGAAGAACTGAGCGCTAAGGAACTCATCACCAAGCGCGAGACCGAGTTCGATGAGAAACTAAAGATCGTGGAAACGGAATGGGAAGGCCGTCTTGCCAAGATCGAAGAGGAGCGCGCCACTCAGGATGCGATGCTTGAGAAGGAGCGTCGCTTCCGTGAACTGGAGGTTTACCACCAGAGGCGTATGACCGAGGAGGGGGAATACATTATTCCTGAACTCCGTGATTTGATCTCCGGCACTACGGAAGAGGAGATCGAAAACTCTATTGCGGTACTTAAGGAACGCAGTAGTGCTATACTGGAGTCAATCCAGCAGTCTACTCAACCGAGTGGATTGAGGGGGTCACCGGTAACGGCTCCCCCTGTCGGGCCAATGGAAACTCAGATGGACAATCAGCAGACGCTAACTGCGGAGGATATCCGCGACATGCCGATGGAACAGTACATGCAAATGCGGGACAGGCTCCTAAAGGCGCGACCCTCACAGGGTCGCTTTTAACAACATAACCACATAGTCCCCTAACGGAGGAATACCCCATGGCCCTACCCGCACCGTCGGGTGGTTCGATTACGACGGCTGCTGACCAGTCTTCGCTAACCGGCTACTCGTCAGATACGGCGCTGACCCCAGCGATTCAGACTATCTGGAGCAAGGAAATCTTGTTTCAGGCTATGCCTGTACTTCGCTTTGAGCAGTTCGCTGTAAAG